TCAAGATCATTATACAGGCAATCGATTAAGATGTCATAGTCATCGGTGGGATCACCAGAGAATTCAACACCTTCATTCTGATAGTACCTAAGAACTTTCTTGAAGAGTTTGGGGTTCTTGACATCAAGATAGATTTCTCCTTGAGCAGAAGAGACAAGAGTCGGAACGTCTTTCTTGAATCTAGTTGTGAGAGTCATTTCCTTTGTTTGTTTACCTACTAATTATAGCATGAATCAGGCAACTTTTTCTTCAGCAAAGACAGTTGCACGACTGTCTTTTCCAATGTAATCACCTGCCATATCATATTTAAGCACCCAACTTTCGGTAATAACATAATAACCAATCAACTTCTCACCATCATCCCTCCAACCATAACTGATGATTCGTTCATCAACCAGATCATGCTTCTTATCTGTGTTCAGATAGTGGTTGTAGAGACGGTGTAGATTGATCATTTCTCCTCAAAATGTAGTTTGCGAACCTTCCTTTTACGTCGGTTCTCTTGGTATTCTAAGTCAGCACTCGTAAGGATGCTATTATATTTTATATTTTTTTCTGTTTTAGTAACAATAACTTTACTTAAGTCATTGGCACTTACAGTGTCATCCACGACTTTCATCATGTTTGGACACCCACAGCATTGAATTTTATTGGTACTATGCAACTCTTTGTTGCACTCTTTACATCTTACTGAAATCATTTTCTTATATGGGAGATACTGGGTTCGAACCAGTGACACCCTCGGTGTAAACGAGATGCTCTACCACTGAGCTAATCTCCCGGAGCGGGGTATCGGAATCGAACCGACGACATCTAACTTGGAAGGATAGCGTTCTACCGCTGAACTAACCCCGCATGTGATTATTATATCACAATATCAGGCACCCGTCCACATAGTCTCTGGATTCCAACGTGGTTTTGCCTGTGTTTGCAAAACTTCTTTCCAATCTTTATCAAAGATTTCTAAACCCTTATCAGTAAGGATATGATCATACATCTTTTCAAAGATTGATGGTGGCATCGTTACTACAGAAGCACCGTTGTACCAGGAACGGACAGCACGTTGGACACTACGGATAGAAGCAGACAGAACCTGTGTTCTAATACCATGGATTCTATAGAGTTCAGAAATAGATCTGACAACCTCTAGTCCTGCTACTGATTGATCATCTAACCTACCGACAAATGGAGATACATACGTAGCCCCTGCCTTAGCAGCCAGAATTGCCTGAGCAGCAGAGAAGATGAGCGTGACATTGACATGAATTCCAGTATCGGCAAGATCTTTACAAACGGCAAGTCCATCTCTAGTACAAGGGACTTTAATAGTGACACACTCACCAAACTTATCACGCAATCTTAAACCTTCAGAGATCATTGCTTCCTTAGAACCAATGACTTCCATACTGATGTCTTGTACACCAATATCTTTGATTTGCTGATACACCGTATCTGGATCACGGTGACTCTTCATAATAAGGGTGGGATTTGTTGTTACCCCATCAATCAAACCTGTATCAAAGTAATCTTTGATAGCGTATACGTCTGCTGTATCAAGAAATATTTTCATGATAAATTGTCTCTGCTCGTATTATATATGCTAATCCCTCTGACGCCAATCATCAGGTTTGTCCCTTTGAAATTAGAAGCCACATGTCGGACTTGAACCGACGACCTACGGTTTACAAAACCGTTGCTCTATCCAGCTGAGCTAAAGTGGCAACGGGTCAGGTAGGATTCGAACCTACGACCGACTGCTTAGAAGGCAGTTGCTCTATCCCCTGAGCTACTGACCCAAGAATCAAACCGTGGGTTTGAGTTGACTTAGGTATTGGTAGGAGTATGTGGTGCGAGCACCATGAATACCCCAACCTAACCAATTATACGATGAATTCATGTAAGATTCAATCGATTTACCAGGAGTCTTAAAGGATGGTAACACACTTTGAAACTCCTCTTCGTTTACCATATATCGGAGTTGTCCGATAATAGTATTGGGGTTGCAGTTGTACTTGGTGCAGAAGTTCCCAAGACCATTATACCGTTTTGCGGTAGTCCATTGGATCAACCCAAAGCCACCCCGATGGCAACGATCATAAGGAACTCTAGCACCCCCCTCGCAGATGTCGGTGTAGAAACGAGACTCTTGTTTAATGTTACCCATAATCGTCGCAAGAGCATACTTGTCATTGATCTTTACTTCTTTTTGCAAAAATTCAAGGGTAACTCTTTCATTGTGACTGCAACCATTACACCTGTAGTAAGGTACTTTCTTTGCGAAAACCACTGGTGGGGGTGCAGGAACAAACTGACTAGTAGGTTCTGGTGTGAGAATACTTACAAGAGCAGCTGCAATAAACATAGTTTTACTCATCCCAACAAAAAATAATCCTTTTTCATATAACGACCAAGGATGTTACTATTGTAGTAGGCAGGTGTGCCATCTGTCAAGGATTCTGTCAAGACATTGTTGATGAACAATTGTCTTGTCTCTTCATAGTTTACCATACCCTTGGTTTTATGTAAACTCAGTATGACTCGCTCGTAGGAAAGGTTCCCCAACGTCTTGCGTTCTTGATTAAGTTCAGCACTTGAGCCGTAGTATTTCTTCCAGTCACTTTCAATCGTAACCCGTCTACGTCCACCTCTAGGCTTTCGTTTGCTGTAGAAATACTTTCTACCAATATACTTTTTTCCCGATTCTCGATTAGTAATACAATAGACGAAGCCGTAGTAATCCCCAATGCCAGTCCCGTCAAAATCTTCACCATTGTATTTCCAGGGATTTTCATAGTCACACATCCATAAGGTTAATAGCTCAGTCTATATATCAACTGAACCCTGACAGAGTTATTGTACACAAAAAAAGAAGGGTTGTCAAGCCCTTCTTATACTCCGTCAATTAACCTAGGTTTTAGATCATGCAAACAGTCTCCTACAAATGCGTTTACAACTTGCTGCGTCATTATCACAATCTATAAGACAATCAAAGTAATCGTTTACTAGACTAACTTCATCAGAATCATTTACTTCTTCGAAATGATTCCACTCTGCTAACTGATTGCTTGATAGAATGTTGTGCATAATAACAACCTCCGTTTCAAGGGTGGACATGATCTAGTAAAAATTTCAGGTCAACGGCACCTCCTGGTGATTCTGATAATATTTAGAGGAGTTTGTGTTAGTTCACTAACATTTGTGACTTTGTTACTCTACTTTACCTAAGATCTCTTTTACTTCATCTTCAGAAAGATTGATCATGTAATCTTCAGCATCATCCAAGGTGCAGACTTCATTTTCCAGGAGATAATCAAGAACGATATCAAACTCAGATTCTTCTCCCATTCTTTTGGCAACACCACCAGAGACGTTAGAGATGCCTCTAGCGGTCTTTCCGACTGCCTTCTTCAGTCCAGACTTGATGGCACTACCAACTCTTCTCAGGAGACCTCTCTTACGGGTGGCAGTGCCACTATCAGAAGAAACACCACTAGAAGATCCACCAGATGAAGATCCACCAGATGAAGATCCACCACTTCTTTGTACAGATCTGATGGCATCATCTACCTTGTCACCACCAGAGGAACTGCTAGAAGAACTAGAGGAAGGTGTGGAGGGTTTGGGGGAGGATCCAGCAGAAGCATTTGCCTTACCCTTCTGGAATCCACCTACGGCAGCACCAGCCATCTCACCTGCTGCTCCAGCAGACTTAACGGCAACTTTCTTAGCAATAGAGGCACCACCTCTGGCAGCAGCACTGACTGCTCTACCAGCAGTCTGAGCACCCTTCTTAATGGCAGGAGCAGCTCTCTTTGCCATCTCGGCAGCACGACCAGCAGCAGCACTACCAGCAGACTTGATAGCAGAACCTGCTTTCTTCAGAGCACCCATGACTCTTTCCTTTCTACCAGCACGGGCGTTTGCCTTAGACTGCTTAGTAGCAGAATCATAATAAGAATCAGATACCTCAATCAGGAAGTCATCGAAGTACTCAACTGCTTCAGTAAGGATACCCTCTTGCTCCATCTCTTCGAAGATGTCGAAGGCAAAGTCCAGCAGTTCATCTTCAGAGATCAGATCAAATGTAGGATCGTCTAACAGATAATCAATGTCGAATTCTTCTTTCTTGCTGCTGTTACCCCAGTTGGCAGCACCCTTCTTACGGCACTTAACCAGAGCACCTGAGGCATAAGCAGAAGGCCATACAGAATAACGAGACTTAACCTTGTTGTAGCAAGCATCCTTCTTACCCTCTTCCTCAATGTTTACTTCACCAATGAACTCTTCTGTAGGAGTAAACTTAAAATCTTTCACACGAGATGATCCAGCACTCTTGGGATCATACATTGGGTTATCATTCTTCCTCTTTGGCAAACGCCTTTTAACCTTAGGATCTCTGGTTCTTGCTGCCATCTCATCTGCTTCTTTCTTACGATGATACTCTTTGTTGATCCTTCCCATAGCAGCACGGTTCTCATCAACCTGCTCAACTTCTTCTTGATACCAAGTGCCTTTAGTCTGTACTCTTTGTCTTTCTCTATAAGCATCAGCATCTGCTTCCTTCTTGTTTTGCTTCTTGGTGTGTTGCATACTTAGATACTTACCACCCTCATCTTTCTTAGCACCTCTCTTTTGCTTCACACCACGAAGCATCGTATGATATGGTTCTCCAACAGGACGACTGGATTTACCCTCATCAACCTGCTCAACTTCTTCTCTGACTTTCTTTACTCCTCTTCTTGCTTCATGCTCCTTCTTAGCAGCAGCCATAGCATCGAGACCAGGAGCACCTTTCTTCCCCGTCTTATTCATTAGTGCCCTTGCTCTCGCAACAGACTTCTCACCAGAACCAGGGTTGTGACCAGGAGCACCTGCTGCCTCATTAGTCTGAGATACCTTACCCTTCAGAGCAGCATTGACAGCACCACTACCACCCTTAGGTTTCTTCTCAGAACCTTTGGGATTGAACTCACCAGCAGCACCTTCAGCATCCTTCTCAGGTGCCTTGCTACCAGGTTTCAGATAGGTGGCATTGTTCTTGGAATACTCTGCCAGTCTCATAGCAATAGCAGCTGCCTGTCTCTTCTCACCAGACAAAGCATTTTCATGAAGTCTTGGGTTGACTGCCTTCAGAGCAATCTTGAAACTTGTAGCATACGTATCGTCACCAAACATGTTGGCAAGTGTCTCTTCAGACAGTGCTTCAACAATGTTATCTACTTCTCTGGCATTAGAGACATATCCTTGATCAATAATGAACTTAGAAATGTTCAAGAATGCTTCACCAAATCCTTCATTCATAGCAGTGAGTCTCTTGGCATAGAAGGACTCTCTACGAACTAAATGATAAAATCTCTCGTTATACTCTCTGAGCGACATGTCTCTATCAATAAGTTGTTCTCCCTTTATTTATTAATTTTCAAACAACGAAAGTTGTAACAACTCTTCCTGCTGGGGGGTTTCATGTTTCATCTCCACATATGCTATGTTCATTATGTAGTAGATGTAATAGCTTGTGGCAGCAAGTAATAAGAACACCATGATAAAGATGCTCCAAACAGGATCAGTCGGGTTCATTTTTTTGCTGTTTTATCTTAGTGTATATTGGATTTGTTTTGAGTTCAAGTTTACACATCTCAGTATGTTCATCAACACACTTGCACCAAAGTCTTCTGTATCTTGCTGCTGCTTTTTCGTTTTTCAATCCATACTTATAATTGTACCAGTTCTTCCATAGTACAGCACACTGATCACTCTTTCTTTGTAGGTGAGGTTCCCGATACATTGATTTCATTGCTCTATTCCCAATTCTTTAAGATAATCAATCCACCACTGAGGATCTTTCTGCCTCTTCCATTGTGGTACTGGAAGTCCTAACGAAGAATAATGTTCCTCTAGAGCATCATCTATAATCTGTGCGATCTCCATACTCTTCTTCCTCTTCATCAACGTCCTCATATGGGTTTGCCACATAAGGTCCTCGTTTTCGTAGAGGTTCTTTTCTGACATAATCTGATTCAGAACTGACGGCAGAAAGCCAGACGGCGAGCTTCATTACTATGTAGATAATAACAAGTGGAGTAAAGCATGCTGCTAGTACTACTGGTTTCATTTTGAATAAACTTTATCCCGTAAGTATTCAAAAGTTGTAGTGTTACTATTTAACATTTGCAAATATTTTTCAACTCGATACTCCCATCTTTTCTTCTTTTTCTGCATCATTGTTTCGATATTAGGATATCTCTCAGTAAGATGCTTCTTCAATTCCTGTCTATCATATCCTAAAGGCATTACCTTTGCACCAAAAGCAATGAATGGCATGCCATTATGAATAGTTTCCCAACCACCCTGCAAGAAGAAGTTACTAATATCATACTCTTTTTCTTCGGTAACGTGCTTCCAATAAGGTGTATTATTTCTGCTAGAACAATAATAATGTGCCGCTACAAAACCAGACATGCCAGTGAGAACACCCTTACATACCTTGTTCAAGGAATCCCTATCTACAGATCCTACAATACCATTCCTTCTAGTTAATACCGTAATCAAATGCTGAATCACTTCATGGGTTGTAAGTAGTCCAGTTGACTCAAGTGGTTCTAAGAACCCATAGGATAGTCCAATGGCAAGAACATTTTTATGCCATGCTTTTTCATGAATACCATGTCGGAAAGTAATATGTCTACACTCTACCTCTTCCCCAATGTGATCTTTGAATTCTCTTTCTGCTTCTGTAGGTGTAAGGAACTTATCAGAATACACATACCCTTTACCCATTCTCGACCATAGGGGAGTTGTCCATACCCAACCACTGCTTAATCCATAACAGTTTGTATAATTTTTAAGTTCTTCTTCTTTGTTTTTATAATCAACTCTTGCCACCACAGCACGATTATTGATTAGATTATCAAACTCATTGAATTCTACACCCAAAGATCTTTCTAAAAGTAAAGACTTAAATCCAGT